GAAGCTGCGAGCGACGATAAGAAAAACCCAACTTCTCGTTATAATACGCAGAAGGGCCGCAATAACACGGCAAAGTACGGCAGGAAAGCTAAGAAGAAGCTGCCTAGCACACCTACGATAGCGTCGGATCCATCCACTCCCGGCAAAATGGGTGGTGATAAAACCTTACAAATGCCTTACAAAAGAAAGATTTCAAAGGCGTTGGGCACCTCTGAGCTCCCTGTCGGAACTCCTGTACGGGATGGCATGAAACCTGTGACGGGGTCTAAGGGTACGTCAGAGAACATGACTAAAAAGTTTGCTATGGGCGGAGAGGTTCGTCAGGGGGATGTCCGTGACAACTCCAAACGTGGGAAGTGTTACTAATGACTACGATTATGATCAGTGTGCTTCCTGATGGGATGCCCGTAGATAAAATGGAGAGTGATGACGACGGTAAGAGTTGTCCTCTCCCAACGCAAGATGACGAGCTAAACGCCGCTAACCGTGAGATAGCGGTTGAGGAATATGGGTATCGTGAGCCCAACACTAGCTCGGCATTTCGCAATGATGAAAGCTGCGGAACGTGCGGAATGTACAATCAGACCGAGGATATGCAAGATTGCATTGGAGACGAGTCAGGGGACACGGGCTATTGCCAACTACTCAAGTTTGTGTGTAGTAGTGAAAACACATGCAACGAGTGGGTGGAGGGTGGTCCAATCACATCTGACCTACAAGAGGAATACAAGGATATCCTATAATGGATGTTGTCGACTTCGCAAAATATGTGTATAGGTTGTTGAGAGAGCGTGAAGAAGACATTGCTCGCTCTTTAGCCAACGGGTCTGCTAAAGACTGGGAGACCTATAAAATGATGGTGGGAGAGATACGGGGACTCTCTTTTGCTAAAGAAGAAATGAAGTCCCTGCTGGAGAGAAACGCTGACGATGTCGAAGACCTTATATCTTCCTGATCACGTCGCGCAGAAAATAAATAAGGAAAGAAGCTCTGATACGTCAGACGGTCCTTCTTTAGAAAGCGCGTACATTAACGCTGACGAGCGGGTGTTAGATCCCTCGCTCCTCGAAAAGCCCCTTCTTGAAAGATTACCGCAGCCTACAGGATGGCGTATGCTGGTAATGCCTTATCAGGGGAAACTCAAAACAAAAGGCGGCATTCACTTACCTGACGAAGTTCGGGAAAGAGAATCGGTGGCTACGGTTGTTGCATATGTCTTAAAGCTAGGGCCGTTGGCTTATGGCGACAAAGACAAGTTTGGTGAGCCGTGGTGCAAAGAAGGACAGTGGGTTTGCATCGGTCGCTACTCAGGTTCTCGATTTAAGATCGAGGGCGGAGAGGTCCGGATTATTAACGACGACGAAGTAATTGCAACCCTAATGGAGCCTGATGATGTCAAACACGTCTGAAGAAGTTGAAACCGAAGAGATTGAAGTAGAGATTGAAGACATTGCGTCGGAGGATCCTGCAAAAGAGGCGTCTCCTGAACCAGAGGTCTCCGTTCAGGAAGAACCTGAACCGCAGCAGGTTGAGGCCGCGGAGGAGAGCGAAGAGTTAGACGACTACAGCAAGGGTGTTCAAAAGCGAATTAAAAAGCTGACGGACAAGTATCGCAAAGAAGAGCGCGATAAGCAGGAAGCCTTGCGGTTATCTTCACAGTTAATGGAAGAGAACAAGAAGATGAAGGATCGTCTTCGGCTTCTCGACCGAGGCTATGTGCAGGAATATGGCAACCGTTTAAACATCGAGATGAACTCTGCAAAGATCCAGTACAAGGATGCAGCGGATCGAGGTGATAGCGATAAGATGCTGGAGGCGCAAGAAAAGCTGTCTCGTTTGAACAACGAGATGGAGCGTCATCGGCAGGCGAAAGCGCGGGTTGAACGTGAGGCCAAACAGCCACAGCAACCTCCATTGCAACCGGGACAGCCTGTTGCGCAAGCACAACCTGCCCCACAACCACAACAGCAGGCTCCGCAACCGGATCCAAAAGCTGTGGCGTGGGCAGAGAAGAACGAGTGGTTTGGCACGGATAGATTACTTACATCTGCCACATATGCCATCCATGCAACACTTGTCGAAGATGAGGGGTTTGACCCGAACGGCGATGAGTACTATACTGAAATTGACCGTCGCTTACGTTCGGAGTTTCCGAACAAGTTTCAGACGGTTAAGAAGTCGGGAAGTGGAGCACCTGTCGCCTCGGGGAACTCCTCTGCATCTCGCAGCACTAAACAGGGGCGCAGGTCGGTGAAGCTAACGCATTCTCAAGTTGCGATTGCAAAGAAGCTAGGCGTACCGCTTGAGGAATACGCAAAGTTTGTAAAGGATTGAGAATATGGCTAACAGATCACCACGCAAGACTACAACGCGGGACACAGACTCGCGCAGAAAACCATGGGCACCGCCCAGTCACCTTGAAGCACCTACGCCACCAGATGGGTATGTGCATCGTTGGATACGAGTTGCAATGCGAGGCGAAGAGGACAAAATGAATGTCAATGCCAAGCTGCGTGAAGGATGGGAACCTGTCCGGAAAGATGAATATCCAGACTATGAGGCTCCGACTATTGACGATGGTCGATATGAGGGCGTTATAGGTCAAGGCGGATTGATGCTGTGTCGACTCCCTGTTGAAACGGCTCACGAAAGAACTGAATATTACGGGGGCAGAACCCGCGAACAGATGACTGCCGTAGATCAGGACCTTATGAAGGAGCAACATCCTTCAATGCCGATAACTAATAGTCGGCAAAGTCGTGTATCGTTCGGGGGCTCTCGTAGAGACTCCGACTAATTGAAAGAGGATTGCTACAATGGCAAACACTAACGGTGCCTTCGGACTTCGTCCGATTGGTGTAGTCGGTCAGGCTGCAAACACCACTGGTGCGACCGAGTATCGTATCGCCTCTGGAAACACTAACGCGATTTACCAAGGTTCACCCGTAATACCGCTGTCAACAGGCTTTATTGATATTGTTGGCGCGGCTGCTGGTGGAACGGTAGGTTTACTTGGTGTGTTCTGGGGATGCGAATATGTATCGTCGACCACTGGTGAGAAAGTTTTCTCAAACTACTGGCCCGGGTCAGGCGCGGATTCTAATCATCCCGTCAAAGCCTTCGTGTATGACAACCCAATGCAGACATTTGTTATCTGCTCAGACGCTTCACTGACTAGCGAAGCAACTGCGCAGGGTCATGTGTTCGCAAACGCAAACTTTGCGGCTGGTACTTCAGGCACTACAGCCTCTGGTATTTCATCTGCTAAGTTGGGTGTTAGCACAATCGCCACCACTGCTGCATTGCAACTGCGCATCATGGGCATCCAAGATGACCCTGAGAACAGTGACTTCACAGCGGCTGGTATCCCTGTAATTGTTCGATTGAATAACAGCTTCAACTCCGCCAATGGCGCGATTGTTGCTGGTACTCCGTCGACTACTGGCGTTTAAGGAGGTCTAAAGAATGGCTATTTCTCGCGCACAACTAGCGAAAGAGCTAGAACCGGGCCTCAACGCGCTGTTTGGTATGGAGTACTCTCGGTACGAAAACCAACACGCGGAAATCTACACAACGGAATCTTCAGACCGAGCGTTTGAAGAGGAAGTGATGTTGAGTGGGTTCGGCGCAGCACCAACCAAATCGGAAGGTTCTGCCGTCAATTTTGACGAAGCTAACGAAGCATACACTGCTCGTTACAACCACGAAACAATCGCGCTTGCGTTCTCTATAACGGAAGAAGCGATTGAAGACAACCTGTACGACCGTCTTGGCTCACGCTATACGAAGGCGCTTGCGCGTTCTATGGCTCACACCAAGCAGGTTAAAGCTGCATCTGTGTTGAACACTGCGTTCACTGCTGGTGCAACTGCTGGTGGTGACGGCGTTGCACTTTGTGCGACAGACCACCCGCTAACCAACGGTGGTACGTTTGCCAACGAACCGACAACTGCGGCTGACTTGAACGAGACTTCTTTGGAAGACGCGTTGATCAGCATTGCTGGTTTCGTTGACGAGCGTGGGTTGAAGGTCGCCCTGCGCGGCACCAAGTTGGTCATTCCACGTCAACTGCAATTCGTTGCAGAGCGTTTGATGGTTTCAAACTTGCGTGTTGGCACAGCGGACAACGACACTAACGCCATCCGGTCAATGGGTATGTTGCCAAACGGTTATGCCGTTAACGACTTCCTGACTGATCCAGATGCGTTCTTCGTCATGACCGACGCACCTCGTGGTTTTGTCCACTTCGAGCGTTCTGCTTTGTCCACTAACATGGAAGCAGACTTCGACACTGGCAACATGCGCTTTAAGGCTCGTGAACGCTATAGCTTCGGCTTCAGCGATCCACGCGCAGTCTTCGGTTCCCCCGGAGCGTAAAACGTGCTATAGTCTGGGAGGGTACTTTCATATACCTCCTCCCAAACTGGGGGCTACTTCGGTAGCCCCTTTCTTTTTTCGTCTGGTGTGATATTCTATATCTGGAGCAATAATGCTCGGTATAGATTTCATGGCCTTGCAAGCCATGGGAGTTGACCTCGGACACGAGAGGAGAAAAACATGGCTACTACGAATTTTTCAGGACCCGTAAACTCAACAAACGGTTTTATCGGGGACATCAAAGTTCCAACATACACTGTGGCAAACGCACCTTCTGCTTCTGACGCAGGAGCGGGGACAGTTGTATTTGTGTCTAACGGCGCAGCAGGTTCTGCAATTTTGGCATTTTCCGACGGTACAAACTGGAAGCGTTCAGATACTGGCGGAACAATCGCAGCAGCGTAAAGGTGACACATGAGTAGATTTAAGCCTCCAAGCGCAGAAGAGCTTGCCGCTCGTGGGTTGGACCCTGATGGAAACCCCTTGAAAAAAGAGCGGGTACGAGCGCGTAATACTGACGGCACTCTAAAGGCGGACGATCCTTCTACTCCGAATGTAAATGAAGCGTGGGAGAACGCGCCCGTTAAGAAGAAGCGCGGACGCCCACCTAAGAAGAAGGATTAAAGCATGGCTGGTCCAGTAACAGCGTATAATTGGGTTCAAGGAACAACGGCAGCAGTCGTTGGTCCATCTCGGTCTCGTTTACGGCAGGTTGTAATTTACGCGGCGGCTGCGGGTGCTTTTACGTTGAAAAACGGAAGCGCAAGCGGGGATACTTTGCTTACGCAAAAGTTTCCTACAGGTCATCATGTAATGAACATTCCTGATGATGGCATCATCGCAAGTAGCGGTGTTTATGTCTCAGCGTTTACAGGGTCGGCTAACGAACTTACGATTATTTTATCGTAGGAGGATCCAATGGCTTACGACATCCGTTCCATATCACAGGTCGGAACATCTGAGCCGTTTGAGCTACAGGTGTCTCGGGGTCAAATCCCGGGACATTCTTTCGTTCATAAATTTGGGTACAACCCTGAAATAGGACCATCCCAAGAGACTGTCTGGTCACAGGGCGGAATCTACGTTTACCCAACTACCGCGTCTACAATGTACATATCAAGTAGCTCAACGGCAGACACTGCGACGGGCACAGGGGCGAGGACCGCTACTGTTTCGGGTTTAGATGTTGATTTCAGGGAGATAAGTGCAACCGTTTCCTTAAACGGTCAGACGGGGGTTCAACTTAACGGTGCTTTAAACTGGTATCGCGTTAACCGTGTTATAGTTAATACGGCTGGTTCAGGTGGTCAAAACGCAGGTGTGCTGTATGTGGGAACAGAAGCAACTCCTAGTGGAGGCGTTCCTACAAACAAGTATGCAACAGTGGCGGTTGGTGACAACCAGACTTTGATGTGTCTTTGGACGGTTCCTGCGGGGCACACGGCGTATCTTCATCAAAAAGATGTGTCGTCATCTTCTTCCGCTGGAAAGTTTTCTATTTTTTCTTTGCTATCTCGGCCCAAGGACGGTGTGCTTAACATAAAAGACAGGGTTTTGCTGGCAAATAACAGCACGGCTATATCATATTGGAACCCTATTGTTTTTAGTGAATGCACAGATATTGAAGTCCGGACACAGGCGGACTCTGCTGGTGGTACAATTACCGCATCTGCTACTCTTGATATAACCTACATTAAAAACGCGGGACCTCTCTGATGCCTAAGATCGACAAGTCCAAGATGAAATGCAACAAGCCCAAACGCCAGATCTCTGGCGGCAAGAAGTCTGTTGTGAAGGCGTGTAAGGACGGCAAGGAGAAGATCATTCGATTTGGCGATGCCAATATGACTATAAAGAAGTCTAACCCTGAAAGGCGTAAGTCGTTTCGTGCGAGACATGGTTGCGACAAGGGGACTTTAGACAAACTAAAGGCCAAATACTGGTCATGTAAGGCGTGGTGATGAAGGTTGATTTTAATAACGTAGCGTCAATTCTGACTGTTGGCCTTTTAAGTTGGGGCGCGTTGCAGCTTTATCAACTTAAAGCGGAAACAGCGGTGATTACTTATCGGGTAGGTGAAAACTACGACATGATAAAACCTATGTGGCAAGACTTTTTAGTAAGGAGCGCACGTTACAATGAGTATCAGCAGAACATCCATGCCGTTCCAAATATCCAAGCCTCCAGAGGGGAAAAATAATGCCAAAGGACGCGTGTTACAAAAAAGTAAAGGCTCGCTACAAGGTTTTTCCAAGCGCCTACGCAAGCGGAGCAATAGCAAAGTGCCGAAAAGTGGGGGCCGCAAACTGGGGAGACTCTTCTAAGAAGCGCAAGCGTCCTGTAAAGAAGAAGTTGAAGAACGGTGGATTTATTGCTTACGGGTGTGGTTCTGTTGAAGAGGGTCGTCGTAAAGAGACGAATACTTACTAATGGCGGTTCGTAAGACAAAAAAGGGCGCGGCCCTCAAACGCTGGTTTAAGGAAGACTGGAAAGATGTTAAAACAGGCAAGCCTTGCGGTCGCAAAGAGGGTGAAAAACGTAGTACTCCATACTGTCGACCAACTAAACGAGTCTCTAGCAAGACTCCAAAAACTAGCGGGGAAATGACAGCGAGCGAAAAACGTAGTAAGGTACGTCAGAAGAACAAACTGGGACAGCCTGCTGGCAAGCCACGTCGCGTGTCAGCAGCCAAACGGAAAAGGACAAAGAAGTCATGAAAAAGGCAATACCCGCAGGGAAAAAAGGCGCAGGCATGAGAGCTTTGAAGAAGTCGGCTCCAGAGGTTGCGTCACGCATGGGCTATAAGTATGGCGGCAAGGTTGGTTATCGTAACGGCGGTGCAGTCATGGCTGGTAAAAAGCCCAAGCAATGTAGCATGAGCTAACGATATGGCTACGTCAGGATCAAGAGACTTCAATCTCGATGTCGGTGAGATTATCGAGGAAGCATACGAGCGGTGCGGCATAGAAGTACGCACGGGTTACGATGCCAAGACGGCACGTCGGTCTCTGAACCTGATGTTTGCCGACTGGGCTAACCGTGGCATAAACTTGTGGACAGTGAAGGAAGGCACAGTCACGCTTACGCAGGGTCAGGCTACGGAGACGTTGGCTACTTCGGTGGTTGACGTTCTTGAAGTGGTGCTGCGCCGGGACGGTACAGACTACGAGATCGAGCGTATTAGTCGAGGCGAGTATGTGACATTGCCCAACAAGACTACGCAGGGTCGGCCTAGTCAGTATTGGTTAAACAAGCAGATTGCTCCGATAATTAACCTGTGGGCTACTCCTGAAAACTCCACGGATCAGTTAATTTATTATTATCTTCAGAGGATCGAGGACGCCGATGCGTTGGTCAACACTACTGATATGCCTTTCCGTTTCTATCCTTGTATGGTTGCTGGTCTGGCCTATTATATCGCCATGAAGCGTACTCCGGAACGGATCCAGCTTTTAAAGGCTGTTTACGAAGAGGAGTTCCAACGTGCTGCGGATGAGGACGAGGATCGAGTTCCGTTGAAGTTGCAGCCTAGTATGAGGTATATGAGGGTATAATGGCTTACGCGTCTGGAAAAAACGCATGGGGAATATCTGACCGCTCTGGCTTTCGGTATAGACTGAGGGACATGAAAAAGGAGTGGACGGGTGCGCTTGTGGGTCCAGACGAGTGGGAGCCCAAGCACCCGCAGCTTTATCCTCCGAAGGCATATCCCGATCCGCAGGCTCTTCGTGACCCTCGTCCAGAGAGTGGTTTAGCGGAGCAGAGAAATATTCAGTGGAGTTGGAACCCTGTGGGTGGACCTCCTGACAATGGTATAAATCCGCCAAACAACTTAGTAGCTGTTGGGTCGGTAGGAACGGTGACGGTGACAACATGAGTATGACATATGGCGAACTGAAGCAGGCTCTTCAGGATTACACGGAGAATGACGAGACGACCTTCGTCAACAATCTTCCGTTGTTCATTCGTTTAGCCGAGGAGCGAATACTAAAGAACGTGTCGCTGAGTCTGTTTCAAAAGAATCAGTTTGGCAACATGACCAGCGGCAATCAGTATTTGGCTGCGCCTTCTGACTTTCTAGCGCCGTTTTCTTTGAGCTTTGATGTCAACGGTGACGCAGAGTTCTTATTGTTTAAAGATTTGGATTTTGTGCAGACATACACTCCGGACCCGACAACGACGGGCCAACCTAAGTATTATGCGCAATTTGATGTCGACAATTTTATCCTCGCGCCGACCCCCGATGCGAACTATACTGTTGACATACATTATCTGTACCGACCAGCGTCGTTGACGGCGGGAGCGGACAGCGGAACGACATGGTTAAGTCAGAACGCCGAGCTCGCCTTGTTATATGGATCGTTGGTCGAGGCTTATATCTTTATGAAGGGTGAGCCTCAGATGATGCAGTTATACGAGCAAAGAATGCAAGAATCTGTTGCTCGCTTGAAAAACCTTGGCGAAGGCCAAGAAACCATCGACGAATACCGCAAGGGACCCGTCACAAGACAACGCACATAAGGAGATGCACAATGGCCTTTAATGGTAATTTTATGTGTACAACTTTTAAGCAGGGTCTCCTGAACGGGGATTTTGATTTTAGTTCGGGCACATCACATGTATTTAAGATCGCACTGTACACGAACAGCGCGGTTCCCACGGACTTCGGGGGCACTGGTACGGACATGGACGCCAGTGTTGAGTTTTACGCCACCAACAATGAAGTTTCGGCTACAGGTTCGGGCAGCAATCCATACGTTGCGGGGGGTGGGACACTGGTAATCTCTACAGTTCCTGAGACCAGTGGAACAACTGCGTATTTGAGCTTTAGCACGGAAACATTTACGAACGCTACGATCACAGCGCGTGGTGCGATTATCTATCGTTCAGATGGATCTGCACCGACGAACGATGCTTGTGTGGTTCTGGACTTTGGTGCGGACAAAACCTCAACATCTGGGGATTTCACCATTACGTTCCCAACGGCGGATGCTTCTAACGCCATTATCCGAGTAGGCTAATGACAGATATTATCGTAGCCTTTAAGGGCTGGAACTCTTCTGCGCAAGCGTGGGGTTCCAGTACTTGGGGTAACGATAATGCGTTGCCCGGAGCAACGGGTGCCGTAAATTCGGTTACTGTTACTGGCGCAGCAAATGTCCCAACGACAGGGTTGTCGGCAACTGGGTCTGTAGGCACAGTTACGATAGCTGCATCCTCTAATGTCACGGTTACGGGGATTGAAGCAACTGGCTCGGTTGCTTCAGTAACGATTACAGGTACTTCTAACGTAACGGTTACGGGCGTTGCTGCCACGGGCGCTATAGGTTCAGTTACAGTTACTGGTGGTTCGTCTGTGGACGTAACCGGAGTTGCAAGCACTGGAGCCGTAGGCTCAGTAACAATTACGGGCACCGCAACAGTTCCAACGACGGGGATATCTGCAACTGGAGCCGTAGGCACGGTTACTATTTCTGCGGGAACAGTAACTTCGGTTACAGGCGTCACAACTCCGACACGAGTTGGAGACCCTACTATCACGGTTGAAAACAAGTTCCCTGTTACAGGGGTTTCTGCCACGGGAGCGGTAGGAAAAGTTCTTGTGTGGAGCCGTATTGTTCCAAATCAAAATCCAAGCTATACTCCCGAACAACCAACACAATCCCCCGGATGGTCTGGCGAAACGCCGACACAATCTCCGGGTTGGACCCGAACAGCAGCATAGGAAAACACCATGCCCAGTACATACACAACGAATAACGGCC